AGCTCCTACTTGCGAAAGAAATCCTGAGATAGTTCTGTTTCCAAAAATCTCAGCTTCTTTTTCCATAAGATCTGGTAAATATTGTTGCGCCCAGTCATTCGTACCATTTGTAAAATCAATATAGTTCGACGCCAACGTTTGTTGCGCTGGAGCTGGAGCAATAGTTCCCGAAGGAACACCTGTAATTGCCATAATTTTTTAATTTTAAATTGTTATTTATTGTTTTTAATTTTAAACTTAAAATCAGAAGAATTATCACCTAACACTTTAAACTTCATACCACCTGCTTCTATTTGACCATGACTTTGTCTTGGTTTCATATTAACATTTTTAGCTTTAGCAATACTATCTTTTATAGCATCAGCTTTACCTTGTTCATAAAAGTGTTTTGCAACAGCATCTGCATTCATTGCTGTAAATAAAGATTTATGATAACCTTTAGCGTCTGTTAAAGTAGAATTTTTATCCAAAAACTTTTTGGTAAAATTATTTAAATCGCTTTGGGTGTTTTTAATCTCTTCAGCGTTGTTCACATTGAATCTATATTTTTTATCACCGACGTTGTATTCAAAACCTTTGAACTTGTCGTTAAAAACTTGATTAGTTTTTTGTGCAAAAATATCAGAGTTCTTTTTAACTGTTTTTTGATTTATTTCTGACTCCTTGTTGTATCTATTAAAAAAATCTACAGCCTTTTGTTGTTCTGGCGTAAGCTTTGAACCGGCTTTAATTTTTTCATAGTATTTGGACTTTTGCCCGTCCAGATGGCTTCTAGCACTGGCAACTTGCTCTTTTAATGCTAGTTTTTTTCTTCGTATATCAATCTCATCATCTTCATCTTCATTATAAGAAAAAGAATCTTCCATGAGAAAATTTATTTCTTCGTTTGTTAAATGTGGTTTTGTTTGTTTATAATACTCATATAAAACATCATTATCATTTAACTTACTGTAATCTTGATTAAGCTTTACATAATCATTTAAATCACCACCAGTTTCTTCCATAAAATCTATTAACTTTTGAATATTTTCTGGTAATGGTTTACCGGTTGCTTCAGCTTCAGCTACAGCTTCTTCAACTTTTTCTTCTACTTCAGCTATTTCCTCTTCAGTTGATTCTTCAGTTATTTCTTCTAATACTGGAGCTTCTTGTGTTTCTGCTTCCGGTTGTACTTCTTTTTGCTCTTGTGTGGGCTCGGCATTTTCAGACTCTGCAACCACTCCGCTGTCGTTAGCGTTATCTTCTTTAACTTCTTTTTTGGTTTCATTTTTTTCTTCTTTTGGTGTTGGTGGTTTATTTAAATCTACTTTAACAACACTATCGTCATCTGTAGATTTAAATTTATTTTGCTCAACTTGTTTAGTCGTTTCTTGTGTAGTTTCTTCAACTACTTGTTCTTTATTTTCTTCCATAATATAATATAATAATAATTAATAAGTTTATCTAGGTTCAAAAGCATTCATACCAAAGCCACCTCCCATTATATCATTACCTGCAGACTCAAAGTTTTTAGGTGGTTTACCTGTTTTTCTTTGTTCTATCATTTCACTTTGTTGAGTAGCTTGTATTTTAGTTCTTTCGTCTTTTCTATCTTCTTTTTCTTTTTCTCTTTGTTTTGCGCCAGCTGTTTCAATACCTTTTAGCTGCATGTTATATTGAAACTCTAATGCCATTAGTTGTTTTTTTGCTTCAACTTCAGTCATCATTTTTTCATTTTCTAGTTGTGCTTTTGCTTGCTCAAGTTGTATTTTAGATTGAGTTAAAGCTTGTTCTTTTTGTAACTCTACTTGAGCAGCTGCTTGTGCAGCTTGTGTGTTTGAATTAGATTGAGCTTGAATATTTTCAAGTTGCATTTCTCTATCTCTTTCTAACTTCTTTTGTCTTCTAATTTTTAAAACTTGATTAGCAAGTTTAATGTTTTTTATTTCTCTAAGATCAATAGCGTCTTCAAGTTCTATACTTTTTTGCTGTAAAGCCATTTGTATATTATTTTCAAGTCTAGCTTTTTCTTCTTCATCTGGTTGTAATTCTATAAATATACCAAAATCATATAAATGTAAATTAGACATTTCTTGTAAAGTAGCTACATTATGAACGCCCATAGTTTCTATAAACGCTTCTCTAGTAGGTGAGTATTCTATTATATCAGATATTCTTAATGATAATAACTCTGCTATTTGTGTTGTTAAAAATAAACCAGAATTTAATATATGTCTAGTAGCGGTATTACTATTAGCAGCTGCTAATTTTTGTACACCAACTAAAGCATTTTTATCTGGCATGCTACCATCTCTTGCTTCATTTAAACCAGTTGTATCTCTTATCATTTGTAAATAATAATTATACGTTTGTATTAAACTTTGCATTTTAGCACCACCATTATTAGTGTTTATTTCTTGAATAGGTACTTTGCCAGGATTAATATCGCCATCTTGAGTGAAAGATCTACCAATTACAGAACCTGTTTGGAAAAACATGTTTAAAGCTTCTTGCGGATTGTAGTTTGTTCCATTACCTAAATCTATTTCAGCTAAACCGTCTGCGTCTAAATAAACACCATCAGGTATTAATCTAGACATAACTTGTTGTAATTTTAAATGAGTAAGCTGTATCATGTCAGCAAAACCAGTGATACGTTTAACTAAACTTTCTATTTTACCATCATACATACGTGGTGCTACAATAGCATAGTTCATTTTAACTTTAGTAAAATTACTTTTAGGCCTCATCATATTTGAAGCCATTTCCCATTTTAATAATTTATTACTACCAAGTACATATACACCTTCATACAAAACCTCTATAGATCTTAATAATCTTGAATAACCACCTTCCATATTTTCAGGTGGATTAAAATTATCATCTTTAGGTATAATTTTATCAGCACCAGTACCTGTTTCTTTTATTTTATAAACTTCATTCATGTAAGTTTTATAATTAAAATATAAAACTTGTATTTTATTGTTGTCTTCTTTGCTTGAATTATATCTACTTCTATTACTATTTCTATGGTAAGACTTATTATTCATTATATCCTCTAAATCGCTTTCTGATAAAAAAGGAAATTGCTTTGCAAGCTCGTTAACAGGAATAGATTTAACTTCACCAACATAATAAATATCATCAAAATAAGGAGAGTCTGTATATGAATAAATTAAATTAGCTGGATCAACATAGTCTATAGTTACACCCTCAGATGTGTTAAAAGAAGTTTTAACAGCCCCTATACCTAAAACAGCTAGATCGTAATAAAATCTTTTTTGTATTAAATCGTAATTGTTACCATCAAAAAGTGTGTTTATAGCTTGTTCTTCAGCTAACTCTACAGCTTGTTTATATGTAAGCTGCATGTGTAGTTGTAATTCTTCGTTTGTTTCTGGTAACTCTACATCATTTGTTTCTCTTGTATCTAAACCAAAATCCATAAAGTTTTGTTCATCAAACTCTCTAAGCTCCATGTCAGCCAATAAAGACTCCATATAGTTTGTTCTTTTTTCAACACCATTTGGTGATTGAGAGTAAGCTTTTATATCGTATAATCTTTCTGATATACCATTTACAACTATGTCTACAAATTTTGGTATAATAGGTACTGGTGTCCAGTCTAAATTTAAATAGGACAAATCACCGTTTATAGATAACTCATCCTTATATTTTTGTATAGACTGCTCTCCTCTAGCATATAATCTTAGATTATGAAAATTATTATAATTATTTTTATATCTATTATTATTTCTATCATCATTAAACCATTCTGTTTCTATAGCTTTAGCTACTTTTAAACCATAGTCATAACTAAGCTTCTCAGCATCACTAACGGTTTGTTTTGGAAAATAACTATTACTAGAATACGCCATATTTATTTTATTATTTGTGAATTAGTTCCAGTATTTGAATACTTAGAAATATTTATATTTAGTTTTGGTTTTTCAATAGTAGCGTTTGGCCTGTACAAATGTTTATTATTAGCCATTATAGCTAAACCACTACTTATTGTTGCGTCGTATTTTGTTCTTTTGTTTATATCAAAACGACTCCAATCATTTAAAGTTTTATTAAAACATATATTACCATAGACGCCATCTCCTTTATGACCAACATGGTCTTGTATATACATTTCAATTGCAGCTGCATGAGCTTGCTTTATATCTTCACTAGTGTTAGGTATACCACCTATTTCTTTTTCAGCTACAGATAGTTTATTCCAAATTTTATCAGGTCTATTCATACTGTAACCCCTATAACCTCTACGTCTTAAATAATATAAAAGTCTAGGTTTATTGTTCTCTGCTAATAGTGGCATACCATAAAATACTAACGCCATTAACACATCTTCAAAGAATATTTCTGCCGTAGGTGGTCTTGATAAGTACTCTAAAAAGAAGCTGTTCGCAGGAGCGTCCTCCATACTAAACTTGGTTAAGCCGTGTAATGCTCCTTTAGAACCTTGTCCATCTACGGTCCCTGATATATCATAAGAGTCGCAACCAAACGCCCCCATGTGTTCATTACCAGGATACTTTATTCCGTTTTTAATAACCACTCTATTTTGTAGTTGTTGAGGTGGAACCCAACTTATGTTAAACCTACCATTTGGATCTGGATAAAATATTACTTGGCTATCTTTTTTACCATTAATCCATTGAAAATTACCAGTAGTTACTGTAGGTAAAACACCTTCGTTATAATCTATCTGTTCGTATATTTTAGCTAAATTAAATATACTATTTTTTGTTTCGTCTCTAAAAGCATGTTCTTCAGTTCTTGGAAATTGTCTGTAGAACTCATTTAACGCGTCTTGATCTCCTTTTAATCCATCTACTTCATTTTGCCAATGATCTATTACGCCTATATCTATTAATTCACCGTCTGGGGCAAACACATCTGAGTCAGGAGTAGTGAATACTGGAACTCCATACTCATCAATAAATCCTTCGTAGTTCCATTCCATTGGGATAAACAAAGAGTATAAACCAGATCTTGTCTGACCATTTCTATTTCGTTTAGTGACATTTGAGTTGTTGTATAATTTTTTAAAGTTTTCTCCACCTTTATCTAATGCGTTTGAAGTCGAGCCCATCATACATTTACCTATAATTCTACTACCTAATCGTAAACATGTTTTTGTTACTCGCCAGTTATTTAATATATTGTCAGGTCTTTCCCACTTACCACTTTCATCATGTACTAATAAGTTTAGCTTTTCACCATCATAACTATTGTCACCAGTATTCTTCCAATCAATAGTCGTATCTAAACCTTCAAGTTCTTCAATTTGTTCGTTAGCAGTTATTTTTTTACGAGTAAATTTACTTGCTGGTACTCTATATGCTAATTCTGTTTTAGGACGATCCATACCGTCCTGTATTGGTTTAAAGAAAAATGGATAATTAATACTGATTGGTACTACTTTATCTGTAAACATTTTTTTAGCATCTGCACCTGTTTTAGAAAGTATACCATATCTACTATCACTAGCAAGAGTAGCTAAATTAACAGTTTCAGCAGATGACATAAACGAAAAACCTGATCTTCTGTTTTTTAAATAGCACATACCATAACATCTTTTATCGGCTTTACAAGCTTCCCAAAATATAAAAAATAAACGGTTTGCCTCTCTAAAGTCTGGAGCACCTACGTCAATCTTGCTCCATTGTAAATACATATAGTGCGCACCTGTTATGTATGTTGATTTATTATTATTTTTAAACCAAAAACCTTCTTCTCTACGTTTAAATTCTTCGTCTATATAATCGTACCATTGTTCTTTTTGATCTTCAGGATAAGATCTCCAATCAAATATATTTTTAAGTCTTAATAATTCTTTTGGCTGTTCTAGTTTTACCCATTTGTTTTTTTCGTGCACGTACACCCCTCGCAACGGTTCCAACGGCAAACCAATTCGCAAACCTTGAATTTCAAGTATTTCACCAATTTTTCCTGTTTTTGAGATAACGACAATATCATGTTCTTTATTATATCCATATTTCCATTTTTTACCACGGTTTAAACGTGTAATTGTTGTTTTTTTTATTGGTTGTATAACCTTAACTAAACTTTGCTCGTACATTATTTAGATCTGCCCTCTGCGAATCCTTTAAAAGCTTTTTTCTTTGTCTCTTCAGGTGTTTTTCCCTCAAGCAGGTTTTCTTCTTCTTGGATTCTGTTAAGTATTTCAAATGCGTCAAATATAGCTAGTTTTTTAGTAGCTGCAGCGTTTTTTAATCTATCAGCAGAAACATCATCTTCAGTATTAGTAATAATCTTTTCTTCTGCAACTTTAATTAATTCATTAACTGCTTTTCGCCCAGCTTGGATTATATTCTTCTTCGTTTCCTTGATATTCATATTTGATTGTAATTAAATTTGATAAAACTCTATATAGTCTTTCACCATCGACGATAAACTCGTATTGACTACTTGGTGTAAAACCAACTAAGTCATTAACCTCCACCGTACCATCAGAGTACTTAACAACACCTTGTAAAGGTTTTTCAGATTCAATATTAAATTTATCAATTGCTTTTAAAGGTTTTACAAAACAATAACCTTTTGGAGCTATCCACTTTTTATTTCTTTTATATAAAAATATTTGATCTTTATTTATAAAATAAGTGTTTTCATTAAAATAACTTCTACTATTTTTTTCTACACCCCTTACATCGTGCCATCTTCTAAAAACGTTATGATGTACTACAACTGTATCTCCTGATTTTATATTTGTATTACCAATAATAGGTGTTGATATAACAATAGCTTCTCTATTAGTGTATTGATGATTATATATTTCAGTATTAATTATTAACTCTGAATCACCAATTTTTTTAGTATTATTATATCTTTTTCCTTTTGGTGTTACAACAAAGTTGTAAACACTTTTCATTAGTATTCTAAATTATACTCTACAGATACAGCCATGTTTTTATTAAAATCTTTCCAAGGTAAAACGTTTTTATTTTTTCTAATATAAATAGAATACTTATCATCTTCTTCTAATATATCACAAATAATATGCCCGCCATAAACCTCTTGACCAACAGCGTAGTGCATAGCGTCGTTTTTATAATCTTTACCTACACTAATCTTTCTTATTAACTTCGCCATTTTCTTTTGAGTAGTTTATTTCTCCAGTTTGAACATTAACATCTGCAGTACCGTATTGTTTTTCTAATTCAGATTGTGTTTCTGCTATTTCGTTTTGAATAGCCCCTACTTGATGTAACAATGAGTGTTTTGAAGATTCTAATATACCTATTTCTAACTGAAACTTATTTATTCTATTAACTTGATCTTTTATTTTTTCAAGTTGTGTATCTTCAATATGTGTTGGTTTTAAATCTATTATATCTTCTGTTTTTTCTTTTTTCTTTGTTTTTGCCATTTTATTTAATTTAAGTTAATTATTATTTAATCGTTTTCAGTTTTCCACTCTTCTTTAAATAATTCTGTTTTTATTTCAGAATCATTTAAAATTGTTTTACCGTCTAAAAAAGATGGTGTGTCACCTTTAAATTTTACAAATGTTTTTGTATTATCGTTGTTATATCTTAATGTATCTGTAGAGTCTTCTAATACTTTAGAAAAATCTATACTCGATACTTCTGATGTTGTTAATATTACATAGTTCATATTATCCCGCTGTATTTGTTGAAAATGCTGGTCCATTAACTAATGTACCTGTATTTGAATTTGTTGATGAATCTGCAACAGAAGTACCTGTACCTTCTTCAAAAGTATACCAAGCTTCTAAGTCTGACTGATTGTCATAATCTCCATCTGCAGAGGTAAATGTTGTGCCACCAGCACCGTTGTTGTAAATCTTTGATATTCCATCCGCGTCTATTGCAGCACTCCATATAGCCACATCATCTATTAAACCGTCTAAAAATTCAGCGCCACCGGAAGGTACGCTTCCTAGGTCAGCACCAATCATTACTTCTGCTGCAGAATTAGAATTATAAGTTATGTTATTACTTGACACGCCAGTGTCAGCGGTTCTTTTTAACGCGCCATTAATATACAATTTCATTACTCCAGCCCCATAAGTCATTGCTAAATGGTTCCATCCTGTTAGATTTCTTATGTTATGTAAAGTGTTAGTTCCAGAAGTGTAACCTCCCCATGCACATCCTTTTCGGTTAATGGGCGCTCCATCAGTAGTTCCACTACCTGTCAAACCAGCGTCAGAAGCACTGGCTTCGTAACCACCGTCAGATACGTTATAAAAAGCATCACTAAAGTATTTGTTAGATAAACCACTACCATTATTTGTTGGTCTTGCGTTAGCGCTTATGTGCGTTATAGGGTTTGCGGCTGTTCCAGAATAGTGTACTGCTAATGCATAACCGCCACTAGCAATAACACCTACTACTACTTGATTATGATCATTGTTACCATCTGGATTTGGCCAACCATAACCGCCATTAGCCGTATCCATATTAACCCAAGCAGACACTGTTAGCGCGCTAGTTGGTTTTGTTGAAGCGTCACCACCTGTTTTTATATAGTCATTACTACCGTCAAACAAAATAGAAAACTTACTTTGTTTCGCGGCGAGCACTGTGCCTCCTGATATACTATTTCCTAATCCTAACATTAGTCTCCTATGTAAGCTATTACTGCTCCCGAGTAAACATCTATTTCAGTCCATCTACCATAAATAGTAACACCTTTTGGAAAAGTAACAGCATCTGCTTCTGTAGTACCACCAATAATAAGACCGCCGGTACCTTCATCTGTAGTTTCTGCAGCAGCAGCAAGATCGTGAGCAGGTTGTTCCGTTCCGATATATTGATCTGAACCTGATAAAGGTATGTCAGCAACCAATCCTCCAGCGTCATCAAATATAGTATCTGCCAACATTGTTATAGCTACAAAAACTTTACCTGTTGGTGGATTAATCTCTTCACTACTAGCTGTAGTATAAACACTACCTAATTGCCCAAAACCGTAAGAGACTTCTGTTGAATTTATTCCCATAATTTTATTTTTTTACTTTTTCTAGTGATCTACCGCCAAAATAAGCACCGATCACTGTTATTAATACTAATTGTAATAGATCGATATAAGAATCTTTTACATCGAATTTTATTGCACCTGCGTCTATAAATATTAATAGCATGGTGCATACTATTAAAAATATTAAAGTCATAGGCCTAACGTTTTTACTAAGCCATGAGTCTGATTTTAAATCTGCCTCCCATCTACTTGTGATATTTTTTTCCATCTCTACTTCATAGTTGGCAATTAATTCTTTTATTTTTCTTTCTGCTTCAAGCTTTTCTTCTTTAGAAGTATGTAGATTATCTATAACGCCACCTACATTTTTAACTAAATCTGCAGCTCCACCAGAAAATAATTTTCCTAACATAATTTAATTTTATTTTTTTGCAAACTTTTCTAAACCACTAATACCAAAGCAACCAAGTACTACAAACACAAATGAATCATAAACAAATTCATTAATTACTAAGTCTTTACCTACATAACCAGTAATAAGATCTGCTATCATAATTACACACATTATTGCAAATGCAATAAATCCCACTATAGATTTTTCATTCCAGTCGTTATTATCTTTAAATACTTCCATGATTATTACCGTTGTTTGCTTCTTTTTCCCAAGGAAAATCACCACTACCTGCTTCTTTGGCTATTCCTTCTACTATTATCATATCTTTACCATCTATAGTTACTCTTGGATATGTTACACCGTTATACTTAACAAAATTATCTCCATACGCTAACTTACCTACACGCATGTCTGTAGAGTGTACCATCTCATGGTTTATAACTTGTCTTTCTTCTTCACTACCTGGTATTATTTTATCGCTAATATATATACTACCATCCATATTAGCTTCACCAAGTACTCCTTCTTCTAATGGTTTTCTAATAACAGGGGTTCCAGGTATTGAAGCATCACCACCAGCTTCTTTACCAAAACGCATTTTAGTTTTGATTTCACCACCTGTAGCTTCAAATCCTCTTTCTTTACCTAGTTTAAATCCCATTATCTATCAATATCTTTTATCATATCATCTATAGCTTTATTGTAAACCTTATCTGTATATGATTTGTTATTAAAAAAAGTACTACGCTCAGATATAGGTAAATCTTCTTCACCTAGCAGTACTCTATATATTCTACTTATTAGCTGAGAACATTTAAATGATGTTTTAAATACAGAATATTTAATTGTTGTTCTATTACGGTTTCTCCAAGCTTCTATCCAACCATCACGTCTCAATCGTTCCCATCTGTTTTTATCCCATGAATATGTGTAAACTCCATTGATAAAATCGTTTCGTGTAAATCTTTTTTTACAATCTAAATAAATTAATAATTCTAAATCTGCGTCTTTTAACCCGTAAGTTTTACAGGCCCATTTTCTAACGAGCCTGTAATACTTAAGGATATTTAATTCACGCAAATCTTGCGCGGTTAATCTCATTTAAGATTAAGCAGCAGCTACATCAGCATTGATCGATGTTATTCCAGTAATACCTGATACTAGGTAACTTGAAAGTTGATCATCAGCAACTGTAACCATTTTTTGGTGGAAATCAGCCATTGGAGCTAAAGCTTCAATTAATGATTTTCCAACAGCATCAGAAGCATCGTCAGCACAAGCTAATACCACGTTGTGCAAAACACTACCTTGACCAAAATATAAAGTAACTATTTGGTCTCCTGAAACAATAGCAGACAAAGTGTTTAGTGGAAATCCACCAACATCTTCGTTGCCATTATCAAAATAAAGTATTGGTCCCATTGTTTTAATTTTTTTTGTTAATAATTAGTTTTTGTTTTTAAGTTTTAGGTTTAAGGATTATGGTTTAGGTTTAATCAATTAATACTACGCTACCAAAAGATAACGTAGTATTAATTTAATTTGTTAAGCTATTACGATGCTGTAACAGCAGCGTCAGCGTTAACGTTAGCTTTAATAAACATTTTAGTACCACTACATATAATATCGAAGCTGTCACCTATAACATCAGCACCGTGAGCTAAAGCAACAGTCGTACAACCAGTACTTGTACCAGCTGGAGCAGCGGATCCAGAAACATCGTTCTCTGTTGTTTGTAAAACTATAACGTCAGTATCACCAGCGCCTTCCGTAATGTTAAAACCGTTAGAACTAACGTTTGTTTCTATAATAACTTTACAGTTCCAACCATCTAAAGCAACACCGTTTGCAATTGATGGTAGTGTTAATGTCATACCAGCAGCAACGTTGATAAAAAATGTTTTACCTGAGTCGCTACCTAAAGCAGTGTAGTTCCCTGTTAAACTGTGTGTGTTTTCTCTTGTATCAAAAAATACTCTTCCCATTTTTAATAATTTTTTTAGTTAATAATTTGTTTTAATCGCTATCATCGGGTTGTAATGATAACTAGCACACTAGAATAACGTCACCATCACGAATAACCCTATAAAGAGTATCTTTCCATGATATGTCGTGTCCAGCATGTTTATCGTAATATATCACATCTCCATCTTTTAAACCTTCTACAAGATTTCCACATGATATTATTTTAGCTTTTATATAACGGTTATCTACATCTGTATCATCCGTCATTATAAGACCAGCAACCTTTTTAGGTTCTGTCTTTATTTTATCTACTATTATATATCTATTGATTGCTTTCATTCATCCTCATGTTTGAAATTACACAATCTGCAGATACTATAGTAGTTACAACACTTACCGCGTTTTTAAGCGCTGACTTAGTTACGAGTACTGGGTCTATAATACCAGACTCAATCATATTGACTGATTTACCAGTTACTACATCTACACCTAAACCTTTAGCGGGTCTTGGCTCTGTTTGTTCTAAACCAGCATTTTCTAGTATAGTATGAAAAGGAGCTGTTATAGCTCTAAGCAATATCTCTTCACCGACGCAGTCGGTTGAAATTTTTTGAGAAGCATTTAATAATGCTACACCACCACCTGATACAATACCTTCTTTCAACGCGGCTTTTGTAGCATATATAGCATCTTCCACTCTGTCTTTCTTTTCTTTAAGCTCAACTTTAGAATCAGCACCTACTTTTACCATACCTACGCTACCTGATAGCATAGCTAGTCTTTGTCTGTGTTTCTTTTGTATAAACGGGTTTTTATCCCATTTATCTATAGTTTTCTTAATACTTGCTATTCTTTCCTCCATTTGTTCTTTTGGAGTATCTATAGTTAGTACAGTGTTTTTATCATCAGTTATAGCAGTATACGCTTCACCTAAACAATCGATGTCTATTAAATCAAGGTCATCACCTAGTTGTTCGTTTATAACTTTAGCACCAACTAAAAAAGCAAGATCTGCTACAGTATCCTCTTTAGTAGGACCAAAACCTGGTAAGTCAACAATGTTAACTTTAATATTACCTTTTACCTTATTCATAAGAAGAGCAGCTTTAACTTGTTGGTCTACCGGGGCAACAATAAGTAGTGGCCGCTTATTTTTTATAACATGTTCTAATATTTTCTGTATTCTTCTTATATTAGGTATTTCTGAACTAACGATCAATACTAACGGATTTTCAAGTTCACAAACTTGTTTATCTTTATCGGTAACAAAATGTGGCGACGTGAGTCCTGAGTCGATTTGTACGCCATCAACAACTTCGACATACGTCTCTTCAGTTGGAGACTCTTCCATTAATACCACACCATCCTTACCTACTTTAGTATAAGCTTCTGCTATAATCTTTCCTAGTTCTTCATCATTATTACAACTAATTGAACTAACAGATTTCAGCATATCGCCCTCGATCTTGACAGAAACTTCGTCTAAGTAATTATTTACTTTTTTAAGACCGGATTTTATACCGTCTTTTATAACTCTAGTATTTTCTTTACTATTTTTTATTATTTTTAACAGAGATTCAGCAAGGACGGTAGCTGTAGTAGTACCGTCACCTGCTTCTCTCACTGTATTTCTAGCAGCTTCTTTAATAAGGGTTGCACCCATATTTTCAACCGGGTCAAATAAGACAACTGATTCTG